TGAAACCCATTGAGCAATGAATTCAAAGCACCTGACGGCTTCGTGATAATCGGTGCAATTGGCAAGTGATCCAGCTTCACAAGTGAAGTCGTAATGATCCGCGAGACGTTGTAGAAACACTCGACCGTTTTCAATTGCGCCTAACGGCGCCTCTTTCACAGCCCCTTGCACGGGTAGGAAGGGAATAGCTGCAGTGAGGATGCGTCGAGCATCGGCTGATTGCCTAGCGCTAAGGCTATCGTATGAAACCATGTCTCCTGTGTTCATAGCCACGACTGCCGCCTTCACGGCTTCTTCCGGTAGGGTGGTCATGGCTGGACACTCCAGATTGCAGTCCAATAACGGAAGGCGACAACGCCGCATCCGAGAAGGACAAAAGCCACGCAAGAGATGAGGATTCCGACAGCAAGCTTGACGGAGAAGCGGTCTGGATCGCGGTATTGGTGAGCGCAATAAGGCTCACCGTCGCGATTGCAGATGCAATTCTGGCCAAGGTCGCATGTGTTCCGGCGGTCGGTCATAGCGGCACCTTTTCAATGGCTTCGTAAATGTCGGGATGGCTCAGACCTTTGAGTCGGTCCTGGTGCGCGCCGAAAATGAACTGCGCAGTTTTCTGCACATTGTCGGAGCGGCCTTCGAAGTTCGGCTTGTAGGTCGTGTGCGCGTCGACCAGTGCATCGCGGTCTTTCGCCAGGTCCAAGGCGGTGTGATAGTTCACAAGAACCATCTGATTATTGACGGACGCCGGGGATGAGTTAGCGGGAGGGGATTCCCCGGCGTCCGATGCTCTCGCGGGGGAGGAAGGCCGCGAGGGTGCATTCGAAACTGTTTCGCCACGTGCCCAGGCGCGAAGCTGGCGACCGGATTCCTCAGTCACTGCTTTGCCTTCTGGGAAAAATGCGAGGTGCTGACGCTGTAGCTTGCCGTAAACAGCCTGCCCGTCTTTGATGAGCGGTACGCCTGGATTATCTGGCGTTACCGTGAAACTCATCGTCATGTCGTACATGAACCTTTTCTCGCAAACCGGAGTCCAGCCCGCCTGTTCGATGGCGTTCTTTTCCTTGCCGGTACGTTCGTCGCGGATTTTGACGAATTTGATCTTTTCCTCGGCACGCATGCAGAAAATGACGTAACAGCGCACCTGACGAAGTGGCGAGATAAGACGCGTCTTATGGCGGGTTTTCGGAACCTTCCAGCCCGGAGCGTTGAACTTGTCGATTTCCCAGCCTTCGAGATTGTCGTAGGGCTTGCGAGCCAAGCGCGCCACTTCGTCGTCATGCATTTCCTGCAATCCGCCGACGCCTTCATATTCGTCCGACATCGAGTCGACGATAATGACTTTCGCCCCTGCCCGCTCGGCGGTCTGGATCGCCTGCATGAAGGCTTCCGGCGTAAACGGCGGGCGCATGTCGAGGTGCTTGAAATTGAACTCGCTCGCATAATGCAACATGCGCTTGGCTTCGGTGTCGATTCCGTAGATCGGTTCTCCCTGCGCAAGACCAGTCGCAAGCTTCAAGGCGCTGTAGGTTTTTCCGCTGCCTGACGCGCCTGCGATTGCAATAAGCAGGCTGGTGTCATCGCGAACAGCATCGGTAAATTCAAAATTGGTCATGGCAAACCTCAGCAGGGCAACGCTATCGGCTTTGGCCGATACGGCACTTCTTCAAATGGGTTCAGTGGATCGAACGGCAGATTTTGGAGCCGTTCGTCTTCGATCTCGCGGGCAAGCCAGCGGGTTTCGGTATACGGCGGCATTTCTGCCGTCTTCGTCTTGCTCGGATAACCGGGCCATTCGTTCGTTGTAATGTGATGATCCCACATACGAACTGCGGCACTGGCCTTCTTCTCGCCGATCTGGCGGCCCGGAATGTCGAGCTTGGCGACCGTGATTTCGTGCGGCGGCTTCTGCTCCTGGACGATAAACAGGAAGTCGAGCGCGATTTCATGCTTGTCGATCTGCGGAAACAGGTGACGGAGTCCGCGACGGTAAAAGCCGTCCTGTAACTCGTATTCGTTGTTGTAGATCGCCTTTTGCACGGAATCCGGTGCGGCTGACATTTCCGTGGTCTTGTAGTCGATCACGGTTAAACGCTTTGGTTCGATCACAAGTCGGTCGATACGCGCACGGCACCAGTGACCGCCGACAACATCCTGCCAGCAGGCAGTCACTTCATTGTGGTACTCGCCGATAACTTCGCCAGTGACCAAGGCCCGGATGCGCTCATCTTCATGGATAGACAGTTCGCGCTTGGAGACATTCATCATATCCATAAGAAGCGCGTAATCATCTTTCAGCAGCGGAATAGCGCCGGTTTTATGTGCAGCAATTCGAGCCGCTTTTGCCGCGTTCGTTTGATACGTCGGCGCATCGATCATTTGGATTTTCGTCGGCTGGCTGAGCAATATGGCATGTGCACCAGACCCGATCTCAGCGCGCTTTTCCGGCTTGTCTTCCGTCTTCGGCGCGGTATTCAGCCGTGGGTGAGCCGTCCACGCATGACGAGCGGATTCATCCAGCAACTTTTGACCGATCGAACGCGACAGGCTCGGCGTCGGACACGGATCGGCGTGGTATTCGCCTTCCGTCATCGCATACAGGCCGGACTTAGTGACTGGCAGTTTGAGAATGTCAGTCATCAGAGCACCTTTTTGATCGTCTCATCGATCTTCAAGAAAAGGTCATTTGCTCGCTCTGGCTTGTAGTCGCCGTTTGCCTGATAGACGTTCAGGAACATGTCTTTGCCAAAGGCTTTTCCGAGACGTTCGGACTGCCAGCGAACAGATTTCAACGCTTCTTCCAAAACATTGATGCGCCTCAAGGAAGCTTCCATTGCAGCTTTTGCGCCTGTCATGGCCTTTACGGCTTCTTTGTCTTTGGCGATCTGGGCTTCGGTCTTTGTTATTTCGTCGGACATGATAAGCCTCATATTCCCCCTGCCACTTTTGGAAGCGGCCATTTGGTAAAATCGGTGAAATCGTCTGAGCGCGGCAGAACATCGACGCAATGAGTGTTGCCAAACAGCGTGAGCTCATGTTCACCGTCTTCCGACACTATGCGGATGGTGCGGCTGTGGCTGTTACTGTCGTTCTTGCTGACAAGCTCGACTTTGGTGACCCTGTGAACGGAGATATCAATCATGCGAAATACTCCGCCCAGACTAGAACCGTTGAACAGAAAGTGACGATTGCGACGAACGCGCAAAGATCGACGAGGATGTCATCCATGGCGCGCATCTCCCGGAAACTCGGAAGCCAGCGCGATTGCAACGTCACGAACCAAAATGCCGGTCCAGATTGCTTGCGTGGTTTCTTCCTTCGCCTTGGCCAGCATTTCGGCTTCAAGCGTTGCGCGGCGGGTGTGGCCGGAGATTTGAAGGGTTTTCGCCATTACGCGCGCCCTCCGATTACATTGCTCACATGAACTTCACTGACTGTTTCACCAGTATCGTTCTGCAGCATGTTGAACAGACGCGGTATAAGCGTGGAACCGTGTTCCCAATCTGTGTTGGCAACGATGTTATTGATGCAATTCGCAATCAGAGCAGCCGTTGCATGGACGAGATCGTCTTGAGACGTGCCGATGTTCATCTCGGTAAGAGACCACCGAATAAATTCGGACTGCACGTCCACACTGCGCAGTTGTGCTGCCATTTCAGGATCAGTCACCTTGCTCATGACGGCGGTCATGCTCGACCGAAAGTCCGCAACTGCTTTATCTACATCATAGAAAACAGTCATGTTCGCGCCCTCACAGATACACTGACGGGCTGCGGCAGGCGCGAACGTGCGAGCGGTAAGAACGCTCGTCGTCGGCTTCCTCAGCGGCGATCAGATGGAAGTTTGGGAGGTCTTTGACCCACTGCGGCGCGTCGTCATCGAACGGGCCTTCGTAAGAGCGGGCAACATCATCAGTGATGTCGACGCCGCGCATGGTGCGAACATCGAAACGCAGAATGCGCTGTGTGTCGTAACCGTCGGCGGCCTTGATGATGTCTTTGTCGGTTGCGCCGATGCTCACACAGGCATCAACCATTTCGATCTGCCCTGCCCCATCATGGGTTTCGAGCAGGATGCGGGTGTATCCGTCTTTGATGTGAGATTTGAGCATGGGTAATGCCCTCCTTGTTGGAAAGCATATTCCCCAATATGTGTAATATTGTCAACCCCAATTTGGGGAACCTCGAAAAATCAAATCTACGCTACTGATGCCGTTAGGTTTTCGGAGGGGTCAATGATTGCATTCTTCGTCGCGTCCGCATTGCTGGTAACACCTGAGCAAGCGGCGAACGCTATCTCGATAGCCGCGCGGCAGAACGATATTACTGCTGCGCACAAATGCGTAGCCAAGAAGTCGTTAAAGTTCGCCAGATATACGAACGAAACAGCCGAAGCCGCATCGAAATTTGCGGTTCAAGCGTGCGCGATTGAAATTGCTCATGTTTATCAAACAACCAAGGAAACCTTGAGTTTCATGAGAGGCTTGGAACACACATATGCGCTTGAAATTGTTCAATGGCGCGCAGAAGCTTCCGAGTATGGCGAGCCGGAGCAGTACAAGAAGATCGGCGAGAAACTAAGGGAAACGTATGGCGATTAACGCGGGGCCATCGAAGTAACCCGCGCAGCCCACAAAAGTTCGACATCTTCAATTGGGCTCTCGGTCTGGGACAACAGATGATAGAGGTCGGGGTGCGATCCGCGCATCAATTTTTTGACGAGTGTGCGCCCGTCAAGAAGCTGGACCACACACAGTTGACCGATCAAATCCGGCGTTGGAGGCGTGCGAAGCTCATCGTAATACACGAGCCAACGATTAAAGAATGGGCCGAGAGAGTCGCCTCGGGCTTCTACGGCTACAGTATGTTCAGTGCCATTCTCAGGCATCGGGACCTCCTCGAACGGTCCCTGGGCGTCAAAAAAATGTGCTTCCGATCCTGCTGCAACATATCCGACGAGTGGAGCCGTGAGCGTAGTAGAGAATACATCCTTCTCTAAAACGTTAAAAGCCTCTGCGGCTCGGCGAATATATTCTGCCGTAAGCTGACGTTCTCCACGCTCCAACTTGATGAACTGACTGCGCGACACACCCATGGCTTCGGCGGCCTGCTCGTGCGTCCAATCGCGTTCGGTTCTCAGTTTGCGAAGATTGTTACCCATAGCGGGAACCTTTACTTATTCGCGCCTTTGGTGTCCTTCCCCGATTTGTGGAAGATTAGCTTGACAAAGTTACCCACATTGGGGAACATGTCACACCATGAAGCTGCACCGTTATTTACAACTCACCGGGATCGATGATGAAGCTTTTGCTTCATCTATCGACATGTCTGTCTCTGGGCTGCGCAAGCTGAAAAGCGGCGAGCGCATTCCTCGTCCGCATACGATGCGGCGCATCTATGAAGCGACTGGCGGCGAAGTGACCGCCAACGATTTCTATGAAGATTTGATCCCAACACGCGCAACCTCTCAACAACAGGCTGTTTCCTGATGTCTGCATCATTGCCCCTTTTTGCTGGGACTGGATTCGCTAAGAACCGAAAGCGGATTCGCTGTGTTGACGCCGTGTGCAACATGGCTCGGCGTCTCTGGCCGTCGAAGACCGCGAGCAATCTCTCCAGCCGTGCCGAAATCTCTCAACGTGCAGCCGAGCTATGGCTTGAAGGCCGTACCGAGCCGGGTGCCGACGCTCTTATCAATCTTCTCCGCTCTGACGTTGGTTTCGATTTGCTGCAATCCATCATGGATGGCGCCGATACCCGTTGGTGGCGCGACTTCGAACGCGGCGTGCACATCGCTGAACTTGAACAGCGCATGAAATGGCAGGCCGAGCAGCTGGCATCCCTCAAAGCGGAGTTTTCGAAATGATCCGACACGCTCTTACGGTGGGCCTCATCTGGGTTTGCCGCCAACTCATGAATTTCAACGAGTTCCTTTTGCTCGCTGCCAAGCGTCGGGTGCAACAGGACATTTTCAAACGCGATGGAGCAAACAAGAAATGAGCGACAGTATTACCAGTGAAGCCCAGACGATTGCCGTTGGCCAGCTTCGTGCATTTATCGAGCGTATCGAACGTCTCGAAGAAGAAAAGAAGACCATCGGCGAGGACATCAAGGAAGTCTACGCCGAGGTGAAAGGTTCCGGTTTCGACAGCAAGGTAGTGCGCACGATCATTCGCCTTCGCAAGAAGGAAGACCACGAGCGTCACGAAGAAGAAGCGATGATTCAGCTTTACTGTGAAGCGTTGGGGATGGACTGATGAACGGGATCACGTTCCATGTTCCGGGTGATGTTGTCCCTTGGGCAAGAGCTGGCAAACACGGCAAAGTTCAATTCACGCCGGGAAAACAGCGCAATTACATGGGCGTGATCCGCGATTTCTGTTCGCAGGCAATGTGCGACCGGCCACTGTTTGAAGGGCCGGTTCGTCTCACTATCGCCGCCGTTTATCCTTGGCCGAAGACTGTCACGAAGAAGCGCCTTGCTTCCATTGATGGCGCTTGGAAATCCACCAAGCCGGATGGCGATAACATCGCCAAAATCGTCAAAGACAGCATGAACAAGATCGCGTTCGTCGATGATGCGCAGTGTGCGGTCACGACGGTTTTCAAGGTCTACGGCGATAAGCCTGGCCTGCGCGTCACGCTCGAATCCCTCGAAGGCATTCAGGCCCCGATTGCCTGATCGGGTTTGTTGAACGCCGTTCGCGGCGCTCCGCCAATTCGATCTAAATGTGAGGCTCCCAAGATGACATTTTGGTACGAAGGACATTTGGACCAGATTGCGCAGATGCTGCGTGACGGTCTTTCCGCTCGCCAGATAGCCGCAAAATTCGATGGTGTCAGCCGCAATGCTGTCATAGGGCTTGTCGGTCGCCGCGCTGATCTGGCCGAAATTGGCTTTTCCCGTTCACCTCGCGGTGGTGAAGATCGTGCGCATAAGGTCGCCCGCCTTCGTCGTGAGAAAGCGCCTCGGCCTGAGAAGCCCAAGAAAGAAGCTGTAGCGGTCGAAGAAGCTGCCGAAGTTGTCCGGCCTGATATCGCCGCATCGCTCTATGACGCCAACTCCCTCCGCGTTGAACTCCACAACATTCCAGCCGGTGGCTGCCATTGGCCAGTGAATGACGTGCCGAAAGGCGGCGTATTCCTGTTCTGCGGCTGCGAGGCAATGCCTGAAAAGCCGTACTGCGATGTTCACTATAGCCGCTCAATCGGCAAGGGTACGGAATCCGAACGTGCTGCCGTTAAAGCTGCGAAGTCAATTGCGAGGGCGGCGGCATGATTGTCAATTCCGATCAGAACAAGGTTACAGGCATTCCCTATGTCGAGCGGGACTATGATCCACGCGGCGAAATGATCACATTCGATACGCTGCCGTCCCGCATTCGCCAGAAGATTGCCAACGCCGTCGGGCAGATTGATGTCGAAACGGTTGCTGAATGCCTGCATTGGGGCCTTTCGGTCACTGAAATCTGCAACCAGATAGACATGATTGACCAGCATTACGTTGCGAATGCTTATGCAGATCGTGGGGTGTGGCATGGGTAAGCGCTCCAACTTCACACGCCGCAAGCACGATGCATATGACACGCCTGAAAGCGCGGTGTTTGCTCTCTTGCCACATCTACACGGCGTTTCCACCTTTGCCGAACCTTGCGCCGGTCAGGGTTATCTCGTCGGTCATCTACAGCGCCGCGGCCTCGTCTGCACGTATGAAGGCGATATCCAGAATGGCTATGACGCGCTCGAATATCCATTCGACCATGACGCCGTATTCGATGCGATCATTACAAACCCGCCTTGGTCGCGAGACATTTTGCATCCGATGATTACGCTGTTCATGCGTATGGCGCCTACTTGGCTGCTGTTCGATGCTGATTGGGCTTTCACGAAACAGGCCGCGCCATTCCTCCCGAACTGCTCGCATATCGTTTCTGTCGGTCGCGTTAAGTGGATCGAGGATTCCAAGCATACCGGCAAGGATAATGCAGCCTGGTATCGCTTCCACAATCAGCACGTCGATGGACCGCGTTTCATAGGTCCTGCCGTGAAGGAGGTCGCATGAGCCAGACCGCTTTCGAGGAACTATTCGACGCCGCTGTGATGCGCATTCTGGAATCCGGCTATGACTGGCGGGATCGGGAGGCAAAGCGATGATTATTGCCAACCGTGTCACCTTCCACGCCGTCGAGCGCTATTGCAGCCGCATTCTGGGCGTGAAGTGCTATCCGCCGAAAGGATCGCGGCCATATGAGCGCGCAGAGATATTCTGCGAGGCTGTGGGCCTGACGATTGAGCAAATACGTGCACTCATCATGACGCCAAACGTCGAGCGTGCGTGCCGTCTGGGCTTCAAGCGCATGGTTTCTGAAGGCTTCACGGCGATTATCGATGATGGGATCGTCGTTACGGTTGTCGAGCGCAAGAAGCCGTCTGCGTGCCGCAAACAGCGCTGGGAAATGGAGCTCGATCAATGACCGTTCTCCAGCTTTTCCGCCGTGGCCGCGACACTCTCCAGATCGCCAAACACATGCGCAAATCCGAGGCTGAGGTGCTGAGGATGCTTCATATCCTTCGCAGCCACGAGAAGCGCATGAAGGCCCGTTTCGGGTCACTGGACGGCGGGAAATGAGTTCGACGCCATTCATGCAGCTTTACGTCTCGGATTATCTGGGTGACACCATGCACCTGACTACCGAGCAGCATGGTGCGTATTTACTCCTCCTCATGACCATGTGGCGGCACGGGGGAACGTTGCCGAATGATCCTTCAAAGCTCGCCCGGATTGCACGCGTTACGCCTCGCAGATGGCATCTGATCGCAGCCGAAGTGATGGAATTTTTCGATGTTGATGGCGCTCTGATCAGCCAAAAAAGGCTCGTTCAGGAATACCAAAAAGTGGTTTCGATAAGTGAGAAACGGAGCGTCAGCGGAAAACGCGGCGCTCAAGCTAAGTTATTGAAAAACAACAATGCGACTCAAGCAATTGCTGAGCAAATGCCTAAGCATAGTCAGAAACCATATATAGATACATCTTCATTTCATTCAGATGTATCAGCGCAAGCGCAAAAAAAACCATCAGTCAAAAGCGAACTTGAGCGCGTTCTCGATGGCGATCATGCGCAGGCTGTAATCGATCATCGCAACCGTCTTCGAAAGCCTCTCACCGCTCATGCGGCCAAGCTGCTCGCCGGAAAACTGGAGCGCTGCCCGGATGCCAATGCCGCCGCCGACATCATGATCGAAAGAGGCTGGCAGGCGGTTGATCCTCAATGGATCGAGAACCTGAACGCGCCGCGAGGGCACGCCCCGCCGCAACAGCCCAGCCTTGCCGACGGCTTCAAGCAATTATCCGAACAACTGAAACAGCAGGATAGCGACCATGGCGGACCAACGATTGAGGGAAGCTACGAGTATCGAGATATCGAGCAGCCTCGAAAAGCTATTCCGAGCCCTGACCCCGAAGAAGGGCAGCGTAAACGAATTGATGGAATCCTATTTGATAGCCTGCCACGGATGCACACGACACGCGATTGAAACAGTGGTTATTCGGTATATCCGTGGTGAAATCTCGGGTCAGTCGCTCGAATTTGCTCCGGCTTCAGCCTCACTGTCGAGCGCGATCCGTGCCGAAATGGCATTTGTTCAGAAGCAAATCGACCTCGCTGCGAACCGTGTTGCGCTCCAGGATCATCGACCGTTTGCTGTACGCCGTCCGAACGTTCTCGAACAGGTCGAGGTCAAGCGTGCCGAAATGAAGGCTTCGGGCCGCAAGTTGCTCATGCGTTTCGACAGTTTCGAGGCATTCCGAGCCTATTCTCGCGGCAACCGACTGCCGGACGATCACGTCTATCTCGTGCAGACCGGCGAACTTTACGACGCGCCAGGCACTGAAACGGCAGAAAAGCCAGACGGTGACGAAAAAATCCCTTGGTGATGACCGGCACAAATTCGATGGCAATTGACATAATTAGACAGGTTTAGACATGGCAACGCGGCAAAAGAACCAGAAATATTTGAGTGTTGGCGATATTACCGAGCGTTACGGCGTATCTCGCGCCACGGTCTACAACTGGCAGAAAAGAGAAGCGGATTTCCCGGTAGCCGTCAAAATCTCTGGCCGTCCGTATTTCAGCGAATATGAGCTCGACAAGTGGGATGCAAAGCGCGGCGGTGTCGATCCAGACATCGACAGCCGCATTCACGGCCTGAAACCGTGCTCTGGCGTCATCACCGACTATCAGCAGTTCATTGATGCCATGGTGCGCCGTCGTGACGATCTGCATATGTCGAGCATGGAACTTGATGCTCAATCCGGCATGCAGGAAGGATATGCGAGCAAATTGGAAAACTACGGGCGCCCGCAAGGCCGTGGAATGGGTCCCGAGACATTCCCGCTATGGCTTGGCGGCCTTCGAGTAGGTATTGTCCTCGTTGATCTGCCGCGTCGGCCTCGTAAGAAGCAAATGGATATCTCGTAAGGTGTGATATGACTGACGTTATTGAAAAGCGCCTGACCAAACTGAATATCGAGTGGCTGCCTGTCATCTTCGCAAATGGCGTGGATGATGACGGTCCCGGCATAGCTGCGTACATATCTGGCAACAAGGTTCAGTTCGATGATGAAGTTTATGAGCCGGAAAGAGATTTGCACATCTTTGGTCGATTTATGGTTTTCGACCGCAAGCTTGAGATTCTAAGTGAAAAGCACCCTGATGAGATATGTATCATTGGCGTGTCGTGGCCTGATGAAGGAAAGATTATTGTTGTCAGCAGATGCATCGGCGCCCTGCATATCGAGAATTGCTCGATCCAACTGCGCGGTAACTTCTACAAGTAACGAGTTTATGTTATGAATCATTAAGCGGGTGCTAGTTGCAGGTGATCAAATGTCCACCTGATTGCCGGGAGGTGCAAATCCTCCCACAGCGCCAAATATCCGTATTGTGGTAGGCCACAGTGTCAGCCTCGGTTTGCCGGGGCTTTTTCACGGCTTATCACGTTGAGGATAAAGCCGGATGCCGTGGTCACGGATTGCAGCCTCATGCGTGGGGGATATCTCATCACCGGCCAAATGCGCCAAAGCTACCCTCATTCTGGTTTCAGCACATAGTTTGTCCTGCCACTGTTTGCCGTGGTTTAAAAACAACGCGACTACATCCCTGTCATCCGCATTAAACCGGATCGCGACATCAACATCGCTGTCATCACGCGCATTTCCCTTCGCTCTACTGCCGAACAGCCAAACCTCCTTCACCAAAGGCTCGTGTCTCGCCCATGTGCGAATTGCCCGGCGTGCGTTTAGTGATAAGTTCATGGCGTCACATGCCCAATCATCTTGATTTCGACCGGCACTGTAGGGACCACGCTCAACGACAGCCAGTCGAATTGCGCACCAAGTGCCACGGCAGCACAGGCCAGACGATAGCGCTGCATGACCGCCGCATCAATCGAAGCTTTGTTGCCCCGGTAATATCCGCGCTCAATATCCGTGATCGTCGACACAGACATACCCACACGTTCCGCCAGATCAGGCCGTGACAGCTTCATGATGTTCTCGCGCCACCATTGGCAACGCTCATTCTCCGGTGCATCTCGTGCAGGGTAAGACGTACTCATTCCAACCTCATATCAGGCGGTGACCAAATCAGTGCCGAACATGTGAAATTCGCAGCACATCGGCATAACAGGATGCGAGAATAACACGTTTTAGGTGGTGCTCAACGCACAAGCGAGTCATCGCAGCATAATTGGCCCCAAACATGCGAAATTCGCAGCGTTTTGAGGTGTGACCGAAAAGACACAAAAATCCGTCCACAGTCGGACCATTGATTTCATTGCGCTTTTCACCTGTGCTTTGCGTGCTTTTACGCAACATTCTACCGCTTCGCGCGGACACACCCTTCGTTCAATGCAAGATCACTCGATTAACCGTTTGAGCCGCGAACTCCATGGCATTCCCAGCACGCAGAGCAGCCCATTACAGCGCAAAAGCGCAAAAAGCCGCTGCACAGCTTCGAAAAGAAAAAAAAGAGCCCAAGGTTACGCCGAAACAGAAGGCCGTAATCGAAGCCATGGTGTTCGAGGGCATGACACGGGCTCAAGCCACCAAAACCGCAGGAATTTCGGACGAAGCGATGCGACAGGCGCTCTTAAAGCCCCAAGTCCTTGCTTATCTCAATGAGTGTCAGGAGGTGTTACGGACTAGCCTCCGGCCCCGCGCGCTACACACGATGGGTGAACTGCTCGACAGCAAGAACGACAGCACGAAGTTCAAGGCGGCTGAGTATCTGGACGGGCAGAACCGTGGCACTCACACAGTTGGTGCATCTGTCAACGTGCAGATCAACAACACGACGAACGTTGAGACGCCTGGATACGTCATAGACCTGTCTGAGTTCAGCCGTTCGCCAGAGCCGCAACATGCGCAACAGATAGAACATCTGGAGCATGAGCATGTTAACCAGTTGAATTCTCAGGAGACCGTTCCTGATGAGGACTGAGGAACGCGCACCCCGTACCCCCTTCGTTCTTGATTTCGGGCATTTGAGGGGTGCCCCCCAAAAATCGCGGGCTGAATCTCCAGTCCACCCTCACACACGCAATTTCCCCCTTTGGAACGTTCGGTCAGATTTTTTTTAACCTGTTGGAGAATTCGCGATGATTGCCGACTGGAAGGATGCGAGAACTCACAGAGAGCCGAAATGGCCCTTCTTCGGATTTGCGCCCGGTGATTATTCGATGCGCTGCAAGTCCTGTGACGAAATCGTTTTCGGCGTTGATAAGTATGCCTACAGGTGCCTCCCATGCGCGATAGATTACGCAAATTCTCAGAAACCCGAAATTGTGAATTCCGAGAAGCCTCAAAGCTTCAAAAGCTGGTTTGAGGAGAGGCACGGACAATACCCAGGCTCTCCAGGCGAACAGACGCACAAAGTTGCCGAACGGCTTTTCGAAGCTTTTGCCGAATACGTCGATGAGGTGGTGCGATGACCCGATACGTCTCTCTCCGTCGCCCTCGTATGGATTGGTATGAAGCTGACGCTATCGACAGTCTCGCGCAGACAGTTTTCGAGCCTGAGCCGGTAGACACTGGCATCATTGATGCTGACGGGTTTCCGATCATCCGCGTGATGGACCAGATCGGCTTTATTCGGGATGAGGATCGATGACTGAAAAAGAGCGAGAACTCATCACGCGCGCGATTGTCGAGCAAATTCACGAAGGTATCGACGCCGCTCGGAAGTCTGGTGCTGTCGTCGGTTTTCCAACCAGAATTGTGGTGACATTCGATGACTGACATCGAAGAAAAAGCGCCTCTTCCTAAGATCGACCGCGACGAACAGGGCCGCAAGATTTATCGGCCTGGCGGTCGGGTGCTGGCCGAATACATCGCCGATCGATCGCATGTTTCGATTATCCGCGGTTCGATTGGTTCCGGCACGTCGTCGGCGTCGATCATGAAGATGCTCGCGATTTCGATGGATCAGCATAAGAACCCCGACACGGGTTTTCGTCATACGCGGTGGTGCGTGGTCCGCAACACCTTCCCTGATCTGAAGAATACGACGGTCAAGACCTGGCTCGATTGGCTGCCAGAAGAACAATACGGGCGGTTCTATTGGGATCGGCCATTCCGCCACATGATCCGCGTCGGCGATATGGACATGGAGGTTTACTTCATCGCGCTCGACAGCCCGGACGATGTTCGCAAGATGCGTTCTTTCGAAGTGACAGGCTTCTGGTTCAACGAGTTGGAGTTCATCGAAAAGGATATCGTCGACGAAGCGGAATCGCGCACCGGTCGATATCCGGCGGTTAAGGACGGCGGCGCGAAGTGGGACGGCGTGATTGCTGATATGAATGCGCCGCGTGAAGATCATTGGATACCGCTCATGATGGGCGAAGTTCCGTTGCCGGACAACTGGACGGAGGAAGAACGGCTTTCATACCGCAAGCCCGACAATTGGGGTTATTTCGTTCAACCGCCCGCGATGATCGAGCAGCGCGACGGCTCCGGTACGCTCGTCGGATACGAGATGAACCCGCTCGCCGAGAATATCCGCTGGCTGAAGCCGGGATATTACGAAGAAAAGATCAAGGGCAAATCGAAACAGTGGATCGACAGCCGTGTGCTGAACAAGATCACTGTCTTTGTCGATGGTAAGCCGGTCTGGCAGCAATTCAACGAGGAAACCCACGTTTCCAAGACGCCGCTTGATCCTATCCCAGGCTGGCCGGTCTATGTCGGGCTCGATTTCGGGCGCAATCCCGCGATGGTCGCCGGGCAGATTGTGAATGGCCGGTGGCGCATTTTCGCAGAACTGACCGCACGCGATCAGGGCGCATCGCTGTTTGCTCCGCAAGTTTCCAGACTGTTGACGCAGCGGTTACGAGACTGGACCCCCGTTCGTGGGAATAGGCGCACGGCGTCTAACGATGGCTATGAGGTTGAATTCTTTGGTGATCCCAAAGGCGCTGACGGAACTCAAGCCGACGAACACACGGCTTACGACATTTTTCGTTCGCAAGGGATGCCGGTCGAGCCTGCGCCAGTAAAAAACAATCACATCCAGACCCGCATTGAGGTTGTTGAACATGCCATGATCACGATGGTGAATGGCGCTCCCAGGTTTGTCATTTGCGGGACGAATTGCCGGACATTGAAAGTCGCCTGCGCGGGTGGTTACCACTTCAAGCGCATTGGCGGCACCTCGCGCCATGACGAAAAACCGTTCAAAGACCGCTATTCCGACATCGCTGATGCTTGCCAGTACATGATGCTCGGTGCCGGTGAAGGTCGGGCGGCTGTTGGTCGCGAACATCGCGGCTCGGGTCAACCTGTATCAACGAATATGCGACCAAAAACGAGGCGGCGCGGTGGGTTCTGAGGACGGATTTACGATAGCAGAGTGCGAGCCGACCGAATGGTTTGTGGTATTCCATCGCGATTCCTTACGCCGGTGGGTGAATTGGCTGGCATGGGGGCGATACAAGCACGTTTCGGCGTTTGGGCGCGTGCCGTGGTCGGGTGATTGGGTATTTTTCGACTATCTGACCGGCAGAATGCGCGTTTTGATGGTGCCTGACGAAAAATCAGACCGCTTTCTGTCGCACTATTCGAAAATGGGCAAGATCGTGAGGATGCCAGCGCCAAATCCTGACGATGAAGGCATGAAATTCAAACCCGGTCTGTGGTGCGTCACTGCCGTCGCTCATCTGCTCGGATTGCGCACCTGTGCTTTGCGCCCTGATGCCCTTCTTCGCCATTGTCTCGCCAACGGTGGAACAATCGTAGTGGATGATGACGATGAAACCCAAGGAAGACCCAGCGCTGAAAGCTCAGGAAGAACAATCCCGACTTGAGCAGATTCAGGCAATTCAGGACGATGTGACCCGCCGGACTAACGACTCGATGCGTCGTTACGGTTCTCGCTCGGCAACTGCTCCCATCATGCGTTGAACGACATGGCAAAAATCTCAAAGCCTGCCGCCCCAGACAATTCGGCGAAGAACCTCGAACGCGAGGCAATTTCACGTTTGCAGGATGCGCGCGGGCAAAAAGATTTGGTCGAAAAGGATTTGCAGGAATCCTATTTCTTTACCCGCCCTCGTCTTTCCCGTGAAGTTTCCTCGCGGTCTGCACCGTCGAAGCGAATTGAAGACGTTGACGATCTGGCTACCGGCATAGGCCCGGAAGTCAGCGAGGATTTCGCGACAGAACTGATTTCCGCATTCTTTCCGCAAAATGTCCGTTGGGCTGAAAGCACGGCTGAAGCGGCAGTACTTGCCGGACTTGAAGAAAATTCGGCGGAAATGAACGATCTCAAGAAGGCGTTGCCGGAGTATGATGCGAAGATATTTGCCGCGATCAATGCGTCAAACTTCAACGCAGAATTGGCAAGCTCTCTCGATCCTGACGCCTCGCTGGGGACTGTGGGATGGTGGATTGATGCGCCCGGCGGCGGGCGGCCATATCGCGCCGAACACGTTCCAACGCGTGAGCTCGAATTCAACGTCGGCCCCGATGGCGAGATTGACGACCGCTTTCGCGTTCGCCATGTAACCGCCAGCAAAATTCGATCTGTTCTGCCTGATCAATCATTGCCAGCCGACGTTGAGCGGAAAATCCAGAGCAATTCGAAAGCCAAGATCGAAATTGTTTGGGGCTTCTGGCGAGACTGGAGTAAGCCGCACGATGACGATTGGATTCACGTCCTTCTCGTTGATCGCAAGCTTGTTCATCACACCACGCTCTCTGGTCTCGGCTGCCTTCAGCTGATCATTGCGCGCCTTTCTCCCGACAAGCTTCATGCGTGGGGCAATGGTCCCGCGATCAAGTCCCTGCAGGAATTTCGCATCCTCGATGTGATCACGGCGGCAACGCAGGATCATGTTGACCTTGCTCTATCGCCACCCTTCGCATATCCCGACGACGGAATTTTGAATTTCGAGGGCGGGCTGAAATCCGGCAAGGGCTATCCGAAGCGACCGGGGCAGCGCGGCGAAATTGAAAAGCTCTATTTCGGCGGCGATGCTGATCTAGGATTCTATACGGTCGCCGATCTGGAAAAGAAGGTCCGCCGCAAGTTCTTCGCCGATTATCCCGAACAGCGTGGTGACACTCCACCATCTGCAACGCAGTGGATGGATGAGATGGTGCGGTCGCAGCGCCGTATCGGAACGCCGGGACTGAAGTTCTGGCGCGAGGGTCCATATGAGGTATTCCGCCGGTTTGAGTATCTGCTCGACAAGGATGGGAAGCTTGATCCGATTGAGGTCAACGGCAGCAAGATCACAGTCACTCCGAACAATCCGGCCACGCAGGCACAGGACGCCCAGAAGCTCCAGACTGCAGGCAACCTCCTGAATGCAATCAAGGGCTATTTCCCTGTCACCTCGCAGGCCGCAATCGACGAAATGCAGACTATTGAGAATATGAAGTTGCTCAGCAAGGACGAAGTGATCGCCATGCGCGACAAGGACACCGCTGCCCAATTGGTACAACAAATCCTGACCCAAGCCGCAGGCGGGCCGGAAGGTGGCGACAATGGCGCAAGCTAAACTCCACGATGAGGAAGTTCAGAGCTCTATCCGCTGGATTTTCCGACAGAAGGAAGCACGCCCTTTCCTCGAATTTCTACAGTCAGAATTAGAAGCCATCGGAAGCCCCGACACCTGTGCTTTGCAGGTTCAGCATGGTCGCCGCACATTCGCGTCAGAATTGATCACAGCTGGAATGAAGGGATTGGGTAGCGATGGACCCGAAACTGACAATGAACGATACCGCCGAAGCAAAACTCAACCTGAACCGCGCAAAAGCAGGCGTCACGGTCCCGCAGGCCGGTAGCATTGCGTTCGGCGCCACGATGTACGGGCCAAAGCCTGTATTCGCGCCTGACGATGGTGGGGGCTCGGGAGGCGGTGACGGCGGTCAAGGTGGCGACGGCGGCGCAAATGCCGATGTTAGTGCTGGCGACGGTGGCGATCAGCCTGCCAAGGGCGGCGATGGTCAACAGCTACAGCGGCCTGATTATCTCCCGGAAGAACTGTGGGATGAAAAGGCAGGCTTCAAGGCCGACGCTTACAACGATCTTGTTGCGTTTAAGGCCAATCGAGACGCTGAACTCGCCCAGGTTCCTGAGAGTGCTGACAAGTATGAAGTGCGTCTCCCGGCAACGTTCAAGCTTCCAGACGATGTGAAGGTGCCTGAAGGCGAGATGGTGCTCAACACCGATGATCCGCGCATCCAGCTTTTGCGCGAGGTTGCTCATTCTCAAAACTGGTCACAGGCACAGTTCGAGGATGTTCTCGCCATGGGCGTGAACATGGATATCGGCGACAACAAGCGTTTGCAGGAAGCCGCCGCTGCCGAACGCGAAAAACTGGGTTCGCGGGGCGCTGATCGCGTTAATGCTGTCACCACATTTCTTGATGCCAAGATTGGCAAGGAACATGCGGGCGCGCTGCGCGGCATGATGTTCACTGCCAAACAAGTCGAAGCTTTCGAGGCACTACAGCGCCTTGTTCGAGGAGACGTTCGGGGCAATCCGAACGGGGGCCGCGATGCCACGCCTACCGAACTTTCTGATGAGGAATATCAGAAACTTTCGCCAACCGAACGGATCAACTACGCGCGCAGTCTTCGAGACCGCTCGCGCTGATCGATTGTTGAGGAAAAACACCAATGCCAGCCATTACCCTACCTGAATATGCAAAAGGTCTCGAAAAGAGTAGCATTGAGCGCCCGCTCATCGAGACGTTTGCCGAACATTCTGACATCGTTCAGGCCCTTCCGTTCTCCGGTTTTTCCGGTGGTTCGTATGAGGGTTATCGCGAAACAGATATCGGCAATGCGCAGTTCCGCGCGATCAACGAAGGTGCAAGCGATTCTCAGGGCAAGATAGCTCCTTTCCAGGAAACCAGCTTCCCTATCGACACCATTCTGAAGGTCGATAAGGCAATTCTGGCCCGTCATGGTATGGATCGCCGTGCGCGCGAAGAAGCGATGCAGATGAAGCGCCAATCGACGCTTTTCACCGACACGTTCATCAACGGTGACAACAAGTCGAATGCCAAGGAATTCAATGGCGTCAAGGCCCGTGCGACGGTCGCCAATGGTCGCCGCATCCATAATTCCGGTGCGTCTGGCGGTGCAGCATTGTCTCTTGCCGCGCTCGATGAAGCCATCGACAACACCACCAACCCAACGCACATCATCATGAGCCGCGCCATGAAGCGCCGCTTTATCGGTGCCATGCGTGACACCACCATCGGCGGTTATATTTCGCAGACCCGCGATAGCATGGGACGGCCTGTCACCAGCTACAACGATCTGCCGATTTTGACCGGCTATCCGAAAGACCGCCACAGCGCAATTCTTCCATTCTCGGAAGTGGCTTCCGGCGGTGGCGGGGCGGTGACGACTTCGCTCTTTGTTGTGTCCTTCACTGAGGAAGGACTGCACGGCATTCAGCTGAAGTCGATTGAAGCGACCGACATGGGCCTGCTCCATCCTGACAACGTGTTCTATGGCACGAACGTCTCTTGGGATGTCGGCCTTGTCGATGACAGCGACTTTTGCCTCACGGCACTGGATTCAATCGCTGATGGGGCCATCGTCAAGTAAGGCGGGCCGACTTTTGTGAAACATGGCCGGGCTGAAGCCCGGCCTACACTGACAGGAGATTGGCTATGGGCCAGCGGATTTATAATCAGGACAAAGAACTGATCTTCAAGGATGCCGGGGCCGTTACGGCTGACGGTGCTGCCACAGTTGACGGTTCTGCGAAGATCATCAAGGTCGGTGCCGGTCGCTTCGAGGCCGTCATGTTGTTCGACGTATCGGCCATCACGGTTGGCGCGGATAACGTCTACAACGTCATCATTCAGGGCAGCAACACGGCTGACTTTTCAGGGGCAAAGGAATCACTCGCGGTTCTGAACCTCGGCAATACGGCGGTGCGCCCCGGCGGCGCCATCACCTCGCTCATTGGTCGGTATGAAGTGCCATTCACGACGGAAGTTAATGACGTTGTTTATGATTACGTCCGCGTATACGTCGATGTGGCGGGCACTACCCCTTCGGTGAACTTCAAAGCGTGGGCCTCCACGAAGTATTAACAGAGGGGCGCTTCGAGCGCCCTTTCTCTATGGAGAAATGACAATGCCGGAGATTAAAACCATCTATTTCAAGGGCGACGGCAAGAGCTACGATATGCCTGCCATTGATGCCAATCGCGCGCTTCGTGAACATAGCGGCGAATGGAGCCAGGAGCCTTGGCCCAAGGCCAAGCAGCCAAAGGCTGACGCGAAGACGGACACGTCTGATGCGGGCGCCAACGACAAGACCGATCAGGACAAAACTGATTTGCTTGGTGCTGGTACGGATGACAAGGCCAAGGCCGAACAGAACAAAGGCTGACGCGGCGCGTATCTCCATCGCGGCACGTGCTGCTCAGAGGGCCGGGGGTTTAACACCTCCGGCCTTTTCACTTATCCGCCCTGTGCTTTGCTGGTCTGTCCCATGTCAGCCAAATTCTGCGCATGGACAAGCTCACGGTTCTCAACAACGCGCTCATCAATACCGGAAACAACCGCGTAAACACGCTTTACGAGGATTCCGACGAATACATGGTTGCGGACACTGCGTTCGACGCAGCGATCAAGCTCCTATCGTCGATGCATACATGGCCGTTTGCGACGACTATTGAAAAGCTTGTCAGAGCGCCAGACAATGAGAATAAGTCTCGGCATTTCCCTGAAAACTGTTTTCGCATTCCGGCACCGCCGCAAGTCCTGCACGTCAAGGAAATCTACTACGGCAATGTGTTGCTGGTCGATTATGAGATCATGGGTTTCATCCTGAGTTGCCGATATGAGGATGAAATTTACGCAAAGATAGTCCGTGAGGCTCCGGGCGCAATCTGGCACCCAATGGCGGAGCAGATTTTGACACTGCGCGTCGAGGCTGGAATCCTCCGCGGCTTGAATGAAGATTTCAAGGAAGCCGACAATCGTGAAGGCCGCGCCGATGACTGGCTCATGATGGCCCGTCCGCACCTTGATCAGCAGAACCCCGCCCGGAATATGTATCGCTCCAAGGTCGCTGAAGCACGGCGCACGAGGCGGGTATGAGCATCGCAAAACAAGTCATCCGCCAACGCGATTGGTCTGCCGGTGAAATCGATCCTGATGGCGAGCGCCGTGACGATACGGAGGTCTTCAAGTTTGGCGAACGCAAGTCGCTGAACATGCAGTCGCTTCGCACTGGAGCAATCGAAAACCGTTACGGTCGCCGCTATCTTTATCAGGATGAAGGTGTTCGCGATGACTTCCGACTCCTGCCAGACGTTCGTCATTCAGTAACATTTGCCCATCAGCGGGCGACGGTGCGTGATGAAACTGGCGAAGTCATTGTCAATCTGGCCGCCCCATGGACATCAGCCAATCTGGAATCCTTGGTCTGGACTTCCAACGACAATATGATTTTTGTGACGGGAAGTGGACTGCGCCCTCAAGTTATTGAGGTGAATCGCGATTCACACGCTTGGTCTATTCGTGATTATTCTTTTCGGTCTGGTATCGAGGGGCTTGTAAGAGCACCTTTCTATCGCTTCGCTGACTTTGGCGTGACGATGTGGGTGAGCGCTAGAAACGGAGCTGTTAACATTCAGTTTTCACATCCCGTTTTGTCAGCTTCGCACGAGGGTTCGGTATTTCGCTACGCCGGGAAGCAAGTTCGGATCACATCAGTTTCATCCGCGACACAGGCCGTAGGCAACACTCTTGAGACGATGAACCCTACTGTGTCCTATCAGTTGCTCGTCCCGGAAGAAAATACATTCTCCATCGGACAGATTGCCCAAACGACGATCAGTGGCGTTCGAGGTGAAGTTGTCGAAGTAGACACGGCGGCCAATACCGTGACGATGGTCGTTCTGAACCGTTGGCGCAAGTTCAATTCTGAAGATCGGCTTGTCGGACCCGGCGGTGATGCTGATTTGCAGAATGGTAACATTCAGTCGCAATCGGCTCCTACCACACAATGGGACGAACAATTTATGTCGAATGCACGTGGCTGGCCACAGTCAGTTGCGAAAGACGCACAACGTGTAATCTTCTCAAATTTCCCGCAGAAAAAGCAGGCCATCATTTGGAGCACAATCGCCGATCCTTTTGACGTTCAGGTCAACGCAGACGCGACGGGGGCAATCTTCGAACTTATCGACGCCGATTGCCAAGTGTTTCATGTCGTTGGTGGCTATGATGAATTTGCTATAACAGATGTAGGCGTTTTCTACATTCCAATTTCGTCGGAAAGCCCACTCGCTCCAGGCTCAGTCGAATTTCGGCGTCTTTACTCAGGTAACGTGGCCAACATCAAACCTGTAGAGGTTACGGAAGGCGTTCTATTCGTAGATGAATCGCTTACAGGCATTTACGCTATTACGGCAACGGGTCAGACGGCACGCCCGTATGTCGCAACTGAAATTTCTCAGTTTCATCGCCATCTATTTCGCAATGTAAAAAGCCTGACGAGCAACTATGGCACTCCTAAAAATGCAGCTCGTCAAATCTTTGTTGTGAACGAGGATGGAACGCTAGTCGTCGGGCAATACAGTAGTGACCGCGAATTTGTCGGTTGGCGCTTGTGGAATGGTGCCGGGCTTGTCAGTTCAGTGTCGGCGCGCTTTGGCGAAGTAATATTCTCGACCCGCTATAACACCATCGGTACACCTCTCTTTGTCGCCGAACGGATTGATGCCAACATGGAGCTTGATTGCTCTGTCATCTACGGTGGTTCTGGAACTCTGCCTTTTCCGGTCGGCGAGACAGTTCAGGTTATGGCCGACGGTTTTTTTCTGGGTGATTATATCGTCGGCCCGGCAAACACTGTCCCGATCAACGTGTCTGATTATTCCGAAATCTTCGTGGGGAGAGAATTTGACTGGTATCTGATGCCTAATCTTTCCGACTTCGAAGGCGGGGAAGCATTCGGTCAGCGCCAGCGCCGTCGGAAGGTGGGCAAGGTCAACGTCAAGGTTCGGGATTGTCAGGAATTCAAGATCGGCAAGAAGGTGCTTTGCACATGGCGAGGTGGCGAGGATACATCGTTACCTATGCCGAAACGCAGTGGGGTTTTCTCGTATAGGGAAGTTGGTCGATCTTTCGATCCTGAATTCACGATCAGCAAAACAATACCAGGCCGTTTCAAAATGCTTGAACTGACGACAGAGGTTACGATCTGATGGCAACAGCTTCTGCACTCCTAACAGGTGGATCGCTTCTATTGTCAGGCATTGGCGGTGCTGTCGGCTATAATCAACAGGCGCAACAGGCGAAGAATGCCGCTGCGACAGGCCGCATCCAAGCTAACCAGATCGATCAGTCTTACCGCGAAGAACTGAACTCAACCATCAATAACATTCGGGCTATCCGCGCGGGCACGGGCGTGGCAGCTGACAGTCCCACGACTATTGCAATTGAGAATGAGAATGATCGGATCAGCGAGCGCAATCGCACCCGCGATGTAGCGAGCCGTCGAATTCAGGCTAACCAGAGCGAACGCGATGCTGGGACATTCCGAAATTCCGCGTTCACATCACTACTGGGTGGCACTGCTAAATCCCTTCCCTATTTCTTCGGATCGTAAAATATGGCCCGTCTCCCATCGGTAACGAACCGCACAGCAATTTTCCAAGGCCCGCAATCTGCTGTCTCCGGGGCGGCGGCAGCAAACCCATATATGCAGATTGCCGATGCTATGGGAACGCTCGGAACCAAGCTTGAGGAGCAAGCCGTCATAAAGGCTGAGCAAGAAGGCTCAAACGCTGTCTATCGCGATGAAAGCGGCACGCTCCAGATGGATCAACGCTCGAACTGGTCGAAGTCTGGCCAGGCTTATAATCGAGCCGCTCAACAGGCATATGCGGCGCGTGTTGCAGGCGATGTCCGCACAAAAGGTCAGGAGCTTTTCAACTCTGCGAAAGGTGATGTTTCCGCATTCGATGCTTCGTGGAAAGGCTTTTCCGATCAGCTTCTTTCGAATACGCCGAAGGAGTATCGCGGTCCGCTGAAAACCATGCTGGAAACGGAAGGTTCGCGGCTGGGTCTTGGTATTTCCGAGCAGAAGCGGAAGCGCGATCTTTCGATCTTCGAGAACGACATCAAGACTGAAATCCAGTTTCTCGATAATGACATGGCTGCCCTTGCTCGCGCTGGTGGTACCGGAACGCCCGACTACCTTGAAAAGCAAAGCCAATTGCAGTCTCTTTACAAGGAGCTTGTCGATAACCCAGAATTCACGGTTTCTGACAAGCAAGCCCAGATGGAGTTGCAGCGGGTCGAATCCCGGCATATGAGCGAAGCTGTCGTTGGCAATATCGACAAGACGCTCGCGACTGGAGGCGTGAAAGCCGCACAGAAAGAAGCCGAGCGCATCCTGACGGATGAGAAATTGCACCTTTCTCCGGCAGAACGCCGCCAGTATGCAGGACTTGCAGAGCAGCGCATAAGTGGCTTCGTGGCAGAGCAGAAAGTCGCGCTCAAGCCTATTCAGGATCAGGCCACGAAATACAAGAAGCTGCTTGATGAGGGTGTTGGCCTTGATAACCCTGACATCGACATGACGATTGCTAACCTTGCGCGGGGTGGCGACGTGTCCGGCGCTCTCGATCTTATTAACTCTCGTCGCGCCGCACAGACGATTCAGCAATTCAATCTTGCGAGCCCGGAAGCGCGGGTTGCTGCACTGGAGCGTGGTCGTATCGCTGCAAACGGTATTACAGGCGCAGGCAGTGGCCTGATCGATGCTGTTATTAATGTCGAAAGCGGCGGCAACACGAATGCCGTATCACCCAAGGGTGCGGCGGGTATAGCACAGGTAATGCCTACAACGGGCGCAGAGATCGCCGGGGAACTTGGCGATGCAAATTATCCGGTTGACGGGACCGACGCCGAGCAGCGCGCCTACCTCCAGCGCGAAGATGTAGGCCGCCGGTATGGCGAGCACTATCTGAATAAGCAACTGGCGCGATATGGTGGCGATCAAGAAGCGGCGCTTATCGCGTACAACGGCGGCGCTGAACGTGCTGACGCTTGGCTCGCTGCTGGCCGAGACGATAGTGTCATCCCAAAAGAATCCGCTGACTATTACAAAAAGGTGCTTCGCCAGACTGGCAACTTTCAGCCGACAGGAAGAACCTTTGGTCAGTCAGGGCCTTCCGAAGCGCGTGCATTCTTGCTCTCGCGAAGCAATAAGGATGCGAGCCACGTTGACGGTATGGATGCGGCTTTCGGAAATAAGCTGGCTGCGCTTATCCAGGCTGCGCCTCCTGGTATTGCTGAGAAACTTGGCATCTATTCTGGGGCCCGATCTGTAGAGCGTCAAACAGAGCTTTGGAACGATGCGCTGAAAAAGTACGGTTCCGTTGCCGAGGCTCGCAAATGGGTTGCGCCTCCTCCCGGCGTTGCGGGGTCAAAGGGCTCCAACCATAACCATGGCACGGCGGCGGACCTTTCCTATAATGGTCAAAGCTTGAAGAGCGCGCCGCCGGAAGTTGTAGATTGGTTGCACTCTCACGCCAAGGATTTTGGCCTCAAGTTTCCTCTGTCGAATGAAAACTGGCATATCGAGGATGATAGCACGCGCGGAGGCGCAGTCGCGTCGTTGCGGCCTATGGTCGACCCTGATGTCATCAAGGCTTACCGCACAGGCGTTACCCAAGACGCGAAAGACCTCTGGAGCGATATGAAGGGTGGAATTTCAAAGGGAATCCCCCCTGCCGCTAACGAACTGTCGCTTCTCACACGTCAGCTTTCGGTCATCGACGATCCGAGTTTTCGGCGCGAAGTCACGTCATATCTCACGAGCGAAGATGCTGCCGCGATGTTCGCATCGATGCCACCGCAGCAAGCGGCTGCCGTTCTCGATGAACTGAAAGTCGACGCCGGTGACGGTGCCACTGTTGCACAGCAACAAATTATGGAAGCTGCCGACCGCACCGCCAAGCGTGTCGCTGAAGCCATGAAGAATGATCCAATCGGCTATGCCGCTCAGCGCCAGTGGGCACCCAGCACACCGGCAATCGATCTTGCTGCCGGGCCAGACGCTGTGGGCGCAGCATTTGCAGCACGTCAGCAGACCGTTGATCTTTTGCAGGCTCGCGGAATGGTTCAGCCGAATACATCAGCATTGCGACCGCAGGATAAGACCGTTCTCAATCAGGTCATGACGCAGGGCACTCCGGGCGAACAGGCCGCGCTCTTTGGCACTATGTCGAAAAACCTATCTCCGCAGACATACCGGGCGACGATGACGGCGCTTGCCGGTGACGCAAACTCCCGAACGTCTGCAAGTGCGGGCGCGCTTTACCAGTATAATCCGCAAGTTGCGGAAGGCGTGTTGCGCGGTCAGGCCCTGCTCAAGGAAAACCCGAATTATGCGCCTAAAAAGACAGACGACAATCAGGCATCGATTGACGATATTCTGCCGCCTCAAGCGTTCGGTGCTGGTTTGGAAGCGTCACGGCAAACTCTACTCGATTCCGCGCGTGCCCGGTATGCAGACTTGAGCAATACGGCAGGCGACACCTCTGGCGAGTTTAATGAAGATCGCATGACGCAAGCCGTGAATGAAGTCACCGGCGGCATGATCGATTTCAATGGGCAATCGATAATCGCGCCTCGCTATGGCATGAACCAGGAAGATTTTGACAGAATCATTACCGATCTTTCTGATGGCAACCTGACAGGAGCGGTCACCTCTGAGGGGCAGCAAATCACCGCTAGTGATCTTCGTCGATATGGACGTCTGCGCGCTGTTGGTGATGGTCGATATCTGCTCGAATTTGGTCTGGAGAATGCGCCGACGTTCGCGATCGATAGCAAGGGCGGCCCGTTCGTTCTCGATCTGCGAGGTGACCAGTAATGGTTCTTCTTGTCGACCCGAAAGACGAACGGACAGCTTTGCAGGCTGCACAACAAAATCCGGTTCAAGGTTTTGATCCCGGCTTCATCGAGCGTTTCAAGGCCGATTACACGTCGATGATGGATTTCTCGAACGTGAACGCGCGCGAACGTTCGCGCGCCGATATCCAGAGTGAGTTCATTTCCCGGTTCTATCAGGAAAGTGGAATTGGGGTTCGAAACTGGCTTACTGGCCCCGGTCTCAATCCTCGCGCTGACCTCGAAGCGAATGCACGCGGCCAGTTCGATGCTTGGAAAAAAGAGAACCCGGAAAGCGATTTAGTTTTCCCAGATGAAGCGGCTATCCAGAAACAGACGTTTGATCGTGCAAGTGCTGCGCGCCAGAATTCTGTTAAGCTTCAAGGGCTTTCGACGGGCTGGGGCTCGGCAATCGGTGGGTTCGCCGGTACGGCAGTCGGCGCTATGCGCGATCCAATCAACGCGATATCTCTAGCGTTTGGTGCTGGTGCTGCCTCTGGCATTTTGCGCACTGCACTCATTGAGGGTTCAATTGGGGCGTCATCGGAAACGGCGATCCAAGGCTTGAACTATGGTTTCAAACAGGAGGTCGATCCAAATTTTGGATTTCGTGACGCACTGACAGAGATTGCGGCTGCTGGTGCAGGTGGCGCTGTTTTGGGTGGCGGTATCAAAGGTTTGGCCGCCGCATGGCACCGGGCCGCGAACGGCGAATGGCCTCGACAACTCGTCGATGCTGGTAACGTGGTCACACGCGAGGCGTCCGTCCCGGCCTCGCGCTTTGACAAATCAGCGCAAGGTTCAGCTGTTTATCGCGCTGCCGTTGAAAAAGCCGCCGACGATCTGTTTCGCGGTCAGCCGGTGGAAATCCCGCAAGAAGCCTTTATGCAGGCAAATGCCCGACCCGGTCGTATCTATGATGCGGATGGCCGTTCTGTTGGCGTGCAGTATGAAGTTATCGAGGCCGATAATCTCATCACGTCCAATCTCGATGACATGTCGATTAATCCGGCGTTCCCGGCTGAGCTTCAACCGCGCGACCGCACGCGAGCTATATCGCAAGATCAGATTAATTCGATCGCTGCAAACCTACAGCCTGAACGGCTCGGACCTTCGGCAGATGCGGCGAACGGTGCGCCGGTTGTCGGTCCTGAAGGTTTTGTCGAATCCGGCAACGGTCGCGTGATGGCAATGCGCCGGGCATATCTCGAAAATGGTCCAGCGTCGGAATCGTATCGCAATTTCTTGCGCTCGCAGAACTTCGATATTGATGGATTCAACAAGCCTGTACTGATTGCCCGCCGTATTACAGACCTCGACCCGGAAGCGCGGATTGGCTTTGTCACTGCTGCTAACCGCTCAACTGCCATGCGGCTTGGAGCGGCTGAACAAGCTCTTTCTGATGCTCGACTGATCGATGACGCGGTACTTTCAAAGCTCCGCGATGCTGGCGATGTCGACACAATCAGCAACCGCGATTTTGTTCGTGGCTTCATGCAGAAGCTTCCCCGCGCCGAACAAGGTGAACTTGTCGACAAGGCTGGCGTGCTGTCTCAGGCCGGTGAACGCCGTATCATGTCGGCTCTTATGGGCCGGGCTTATGGTGAGCCGACACTTTTGGGCCGCGCGCTCGAAGACGCTGACAGCAATATCAAATCTCTGGCAGGTGCGCTCGGAGATAGTGCCGGTTCGTGGGCAATCATGCGTGATGCTGTAGTGCGCGGCGATATTCCTCGCGGGATGGATATTACCGACGATCTTATGAACGCCGTCGGTTTGGTGATGCGTGCGCGCGATGAAGGTCGCCCGGTCGCCGATCTGATCAACCAAGCTGAAATGTTCGGCGGTCCCAACGAAATTTCAAAGATACTAGCGCGTGCCATGTTTGGCGATGAGAATATGCGCCGTCCGATCAGCCGCAAGCGCCTCACTTCGTTCTTGCGCGACTATGCCGATGAAGCAATGAAGAACGACGCAGGCGCCCGCCTATTTGGTGAGCCGCTCAAATCCTCTGACGTTCTTCGCAACTCACTTGCCAAAGCTGATCGTGAAGACCTGATTGCAGTGGCGAATGATCGGTTGACGTCTGAGCACGTTGAAGAAGTGGCCAAGGCTCAAGACACTTCCGAAGCTGTGTTGCGTGAAGCCATCCGTATCGGGGAGGAAATGCCCGATATCAAGGTTGATCTGGGTGACGGTGCTGGCGAACGGTCCATTGCTGACATTATGGCTGAGGCCGATGACGAAATTCGCATGGCTGCCGATCTTGAAGCCTGCACTATGGGCAACACTGAACACTTCATGCGCGCACCGGGGGCGAAATAATGTCGATCCAGAATTGCCTTGCCAAACTCGTTGCAGCTAAGCGGATCACGCAGAAGGCCGCCGATGACGCACTCGCCTTGCACAATGGTATTCAGGATAGGCTCTATCCGGCGATGGGTCCGGCTACTGCCGACGCCGCCGGTGCCCTTGAGGCTGCTCGCGTTATGGCCGAAGCTGCGCGCGAGCGTAAGATGGAGGCCGCTATCCAAGCGATTAGGCAGGCCGAAGTCCTCGACCGTATGCAGAAACACCCTCGCGGGCAGACTGTCGGCCTGATGAGCGCGCTTGTTCGCGACAATTGGGAAGCTGGCCGGGAAACTGGTAACGCCATCAATATCGACAGCCATTCCGAAGCTGTAACCAAGCGCCTGTTTGGCATCATGAGCGGTACTCTTGATAAGTATCGCTCGACCATGGCCGGGCTTCGGCAGGACACGGAATCCATCTGGAACGTTGTGGATGAATTATTCGGGCGAGATACTGGTGACCAGTCTGCGCAGGCTGCCGCAAAGGCGTTTCAGGAAGCGACAGGCTACGCCGTTGATCGCGTGAAACGCGCAGGCAAGCGCTTATCTGTTCTCGACGATTGGCGTCTGCCGCAGTTCTGGGATGCCTCGCGTACCAAAGCCGTTACCGAACGCGAGTTCCTTGACGATCTCATGCAGGAAGTTCGCGCCGGAACGATGCGCGTCATGGACAAAGAAGGCCATGGCGAAGCGCCAGCAACGATGGTTCCGGGCATTATCCAAAACGCCTATAAGGACATTACGCTGGGCCGTGGTGTCGGTGCTGCTGGCCCAAGTGGTTTTTCTAACCAGCTTCGCGTTTTCCGGTTCGACAATCCAGATGCCTACAAGCGCCTGATGAAAAAGTACGGCGTCGGCGATGGCGGTCTTTACAATACGCTCGTCGGCCATTTGTCTGGTATGGGCAAGGAGATTGCTTTCACCGAAGTTCTCGGGCCCAAGTATGAGCAGAATTTTAATACGCTACTGGAAAAGGCTCGACGCTCTGATGCCGAAAATCTAACAAAGGGACAGCGCGTAAAGAATGTCATTTCCCTGAATAGTCCCGCAGCGGCACAGCGCACATTCGATGCGCTGTCTGGCAAGCTTGGCGTTCCACAGAATGAATTGCTTGCAGGGGTCGGCGGCGGTTTGCGCAATATTCAGACTGCCTCTCGGCTCGGTTCGGCGACAATTGCAGCCCTGCCCGGTGACAGCTTCACCATGTCGTTTGCGGCGAACCACAACGGGATTCCTGCCACGGCAGTTCTTGGTCGATTGGTGAAGGACTTGGCGAACGATGAACAGGCTGAGGCGATTGCGCGGCAAGTTAATCTTACAGCCGCCGCCGTCATGGATAATGCGCTTGGCTCCAAACGATTTGCTGATGAGATTGTCGGACAGGGCATCACGGCCCGCGTTGCTGATACGATTATGCGCGCGAGCGGCCTCAACACTTGGACGGAGGGCTTGAAGCGAGCCTTCTCAATGGAATTTATGGGCGCAATCGCTCGCGAATCCGACAAGAAGTTTGAAGCACTCGACCCGCTTTTCCGTGGGTTCTTTGAACGATATGGGTTCACCGCCGCAGATTGGGATAAACTTCGCGTCACGCCACAGCTTGAAGCCGATGGAGCGCGCTTTTTCGATGTGAATGGGGTCGACGATCAACGTCTTGCTGACCGGCTGATGTCGGCCATCATCGACGAGCGGCACATGGCAGTTCTCGAACCTGATGCCCGTATTCGGGGCGCCATGTCCGGCGGATTGCAGCGCGGCACTGTTCTGGGCGAGGGTGTTCGTTCAGCCACGCAGTTCAAAAGCTTCCCCATGACATACATGATGACGCACATGATGCGCGCCGCATCTCAGGACGGGATGTGGTCGAAGGCAGCCTACACATCGAAGCTGCTCGCGCTTATGACTGTCGCCGGTGCGTTCACGGTTCAGATGCAGTCAATTATTGCTGGCCGCGATCCTAACGATATGAGCCGTCCGCAATTTTGGACGGAATCTTTTATCCGTGGTGGCGGCGGCGGCATGATGGGCGACTTTGTGAATTCGTCTGTCTCGCGTGGTGGTGCTGGCGTTACTGAATTTCTCGCAGGCCCCGGTCCATCGGCGATAATTTCGACAGCTGATTTCGCAAAGAACGGGTTTAGCGGGAAGTCGCTCGCTCAGTACATGAAGGGTTGGACGCCGGGCTCGTCTCTCTGGTACACGAAGCTTGCGACCGATCGCATGGTATTTGATCAGGTGCAGGCCATGATTGACCCGGATTATCGAAAATCCTTCCGTCGCTATGAGAAGCGAATGAAGAAGGATTTCGGTCAAACATTCTGGTGGGCGCCGGGACAAACCTCTCCAGCCCGGTCCCCAACTTTCCAACGTTGACCTGTGCTTTGCTGGATTGCGCCCGCACGTGAATATTCGCGGGCATGGTTACGATCACTGCATCCTCGCGCGAAACGCCATATACACCTGTCACGCCGACAACGGATTTTCCTTGCGATTTTCCGATCTTCGGGAAAAACGTCGGGGAGTTTCCTGCGACTGACCTTGAGGTCGAGATCAATGGCCAAACACGTACAGACTTCACGGTTATAGCAACTTTCGTCGATGGCATCTCTACGGATGCTGTTGTTCGAATGGCTGTGGGCGTAATCGGTGATGTTGTTGTTCGGGGCAAACGCACACCGCGAAGAACTGATCAATACGCCAACGGCGCTCCGCTTCCGATCTCTGCTCATAACTATGCGCTCAATCGTCTCGAATCCGAAATGCAGGAAGTGCGCCGCGATACGGACCGGACGACGGGCGGGCTTGCTCAAGAGGTCAAAGACCGCATAGCAGCCGACGAACTGGAGCGTGCGGAGCGTATTGCTGCCGATGAGCAAGAAAAAAGCCAGCGAATAGCATCAGACGAAGCCGAAACGGCTGCGCGTATTTCCGGCGATGTTGCTGAGCGTGACGCGCGTATCGCAGGAGATCAGCGGCTACAGGCACAAGTTGACATAATCAATGTCGAACTCGACCAGTTCGACAGCAAGGTGGCACGCGCTGAAGCCGCCGCAACAAGTGCCGAAAATTCCGCGCAGGAAGCCCATGAGCTAGTCCAACAGGCCACGGCTGGATTCGTCGGCTTTGAAGACGGCCTCGGTTACGACTTCGGATTTATCACCCAAACATTGACTTATTTCGACCGGGACTTCGGCAGCATTGCTGATCCTGTCGTCAACTAATGGAGTGCCATAATGGCTACTGAGGTACGTTGGCGCCGCGGCACAGCTGCACAGCATGAAGCCTTCACTGGCGCGATGAGCGAGTTCACTCACAATACAACGAACAATCGTATTCATGTTCATGATGGCCTAACAGAGGGTGGGCACGCTACGCTCATGCTTTCTGAAAGGGGAGCGGCAAATGGCGTTGCATCCCTCGACAGCGGGGGTATGGTTCCACTTTCACAACTGGGCAACGTGCCAATCAGCAATTATGGCAGCGTTGCTGAGGTTCAGGCAGCTAATATACCCGCGCCTATTATGTATCTGCGAACCGCAGGGTATTATGCGGCTGGCGATGGCGGTGAGGCTCTATACAAGCGGTCTGGAAGTGAGCCAACGCATACAGGAAAGATACAATCATCAGATGGTGCGTGGTGGGAGCTATCCGAGACATTTCCCAACAACAAGATGTTCGGGGCAAAGGTTGATGGAGTCCGCAGGGACTATACCATTCAGAACACAGGCGAATGGGGAAATATAGCGTCTCTGGGATGGGGAACATCCGGTAAAACAGACGACACCGCTGCAAATCAGGCACTTATAGACTACATCGCAGCCAAGGGCGGTGGTGTGGGGGAGTTGTGTGCGGGTGTGTCGGTCACCGGCAAGCTTACGCTGAAATCTGGGGTAGTTCTTGTCGGCGAGGGCGGCCGTTCAGGCACTATTTTGATGCTGAAGGATAGCGCCAACGCCAATTTGGTCGAAAGTGAGAGCTTTGCAACACTTTGGGGCACGACTTCTAAACAGGGTATACACCATGCGGGCTTAATCGGTGTGACGCTCGATGGGAATTGGGTGAACAACACATCCGGCTCCGGCATTGCTGTATACGGCTATTCAAACATTTTCCGGGACGTTTCGATTACGCTATTCCGCGAAAACGGCCTTATGACCATGTGGAACTCCGGCGGACCACTTCTCGGCGTCGAAAGCACATATGACAACGTGTATGTTGATACAGTAGGCAAAACTGGGATTTGGAACCGTGGTCCGAACGATAGCAAATGGCTGGCCTGTGTTGTCATTGACGCCAGTCAATCTTCTGATCATGGCTATGATGCGTGGAAATTTGAAGACTTTGCACCTTCACGGATTATTGGTTGCCATGCAAATAACCGCATGTACGGCGCTATTCAATCCTATGACAACACAAACGGAACTCTAGCCTTCCGTCATAATGTTGCGTTGCATGACCTGTCTGGTGGTCTCGACATTACTGCATCACACTTCGAAGGCGCTTGGTACGCAAATGCAATTTTCAATGGGCCATCGTCGAACGTCGATAGCTCATGCCATTTCTATGCTCCGTGGAATGGCCTTAATGTTCTGATTAAGCAGATGATTAAGTTCGAAGGCCGGGTGAGTGGACCCGGACTTAGTCGTCCGGCTTGTATTGGTATTAAACTCGGGGACGCTGACAATGGTCCGAACAACCTTGACTATTCGATTATCAGTTCGTTGATTAATGGCTGTGCGGCAGGAACGATTGACTGGACGCATGCCGGTAACGGTTTGCACGTAACAGCCAGAGGATACCAGGATGGCGGCCCGTCAAAAATCGGTACGGTTCCCGCAGGAACAATCACAAGTGTGTTTATCGGTGGGGCAAGCGATTCCCCTTATTG